TTCCATGTTACGGACTGTTGTTGATGCGGATTCAACCGCAGAATTAATCTCCTGAATAGGAGACTTATCTTCCATACTAATACTATTACCTTGTGAGGGTTCTATCAAACTTCTCCCAAACCCAACAGAATTGTCCGCCGGAATGGTTGCCAAGCTAACTTCGTGTGGAATCCAAGAGACTGCGCGAAGTCCATCCTCCATTTCTTCAAATTTTTCAATTGAATATCCAAAGGAAATTCCGCGATATATTTGATCTTTAACGTCTTCTAAGACTTCAGAAGCAAATTTAGAGCGCGAGAAGCGAATTTTAGCGTATCCGCGTTTGTCGGTATCTGAAATATATGCAGACTCAACTACGCCCAGAACTTTATTGGGATCGTGATTATAGAGAAAAGGAGCGCCATCATTTAAGCGTTCTAAATTAGCGCTCCCTTCTTCATGGCTTAACACTTCGTTACCAAATACCCTACGAACTGGTGTTTCTGACGAGAAAGGAAACTCAAATGTTCTAGATTTTACATTTTTAAAATCTGTAACTTCTTTTCTTTCAAACTTGTCGGTGGAATCAATCATTCTAATAGGAGCAATTTTAGTAAGAGTAGAGAATTTATGACCTACCTTTCTATCAGTAGCTTCTCCGTCTCTATACAAAGTAATTAAAGCAGCAGGGTCATCTGCTGTTCCTGTAATCGTAAACGATGAATCAGGTACGTCAATTGATCCATCTCTTACAATTCTTGAGATTTTACCTCTTGCAGTTCCACCGCTTGAATTCCAAGAAACAAAATCTCCTGTCTTCAATGCGTCTGGTGCTGCTCTTTCTTCAGTCTGTTCAGACATAGTACGCTCCCTTGCTTTTTTGATTGAATTGGATTTCGACCTTGACCAAGTTTGGCCGGGGTCGCCGCCCCAAGCTGCCCAAGCTACCCGGCCGTTTGACGGATAGCCTTCCTCGCCTTGACGAAAACCTTTGCCTGATTTGTCCGATTCGTGTCGAGCAAACCATGCATTCATTGTAATAACAGTATCAGCCGATAGCTCATTTCCGCTTAATATTTGTGTTGCTCTTGTCCTAGCAACATCTGTACCCCCACCTTCTCCTTCTTTTTTCCATTCACGATAACGCTCGGCCTCTACTTTCATACCTTTAGTAGGCATTAGGTTAATGTCAACTCCATTTACGTTTGCCATTACTTCTTAGCTTTTTTTGTAGGTTTTGTTCTTTCTGGTTGAGGAGGAGCGTTAGAACTTAAATCTAATTCCATTTGACCCATTTCAACTTCTAGATCAAGATCTTTATCTAATGTAACGCCTAAACCTTTTGCAACTTCTTGTTCTCTAGCTATTTCTGCAACAATATCGTCATAATCTCCACCGCCGTTCATAGCAATTACTTGAGACTTAGTCATATATCCAGCTTGTTCAGCCTCGCGGTATGCCTTTATCTCTTTCAATGGATCAACATAATGTTGTGTAGGAGGTGTCCATCTTGGTTTGCAATATCTATCTGAATTAGCCGCATAATCGGGTAAATCCAGTTCTCCAACTAATACAGATAAAGCCAACCATTCTTTATATATTCGATAGTGGAAATTTTCAATAATATATTGCTGGCAATATTTCCAATGTTCTCTATCTTCAAGCAAACTTAATCTTGAACTTGAATAGTTAGTTTCTGAAAAATCTTTTGAAATAGTTTCATACGAACATCCAATTCCGCTCGCAAAACGCCTAATTTTGTTTTTAACAAACATCTCATATTGCTGAGATGGATAATCAACATCTGGAACTGTCACGCTCTCGTTAGGAGCTAAATACCTAAAACTTCCCGGTTGAAAATCTTGAACTCTTTCATTTGAAACAACCTCATCTCCAATTAGTTCTCCGCCATTATTGGTTATAAAACCTTGAATACTCGCGCCAGCACGAGCGCGAATTACGGCTGCTTCTTCGTAGCCTTGCAATTGATGCATATCTTCCATTACTGGATGAAACCAAGGAACACCTCTGTTTTGGCCGGGTCTTTCAGGAAGAAACAGATGAATTATATCCTCTGCTGGCAAAATTAAATTTTTCTTTTGTTTCCCTTGGTTTGTTAAATAATAAGCATCGCCGGGATGTCGTGACATTATGGCATACCTTACAGGGCGACCCCATGAATTAACTTCGATTCCGTTACGCCACTCATTAGATTTTGCTAATGTATCGCCACTATATTCTTCATCTAATAAATCACTTTCAATAATTTGTATTGCTAGTGGTACTTGTGAATCTCCAAATGGTTTTCTAACTATCCTAAATAATGCTTCTCCACTTTCTGGTAATGCACCAGCTAATAACCACTCAAACTGATGAAAGCTATGACGACCAGCGCAATCACAATTATATGCTTTAGTCCATTTTGACCATTTTTCTTCTATTTCTTTATTTTTTCTTTCATCTCTTTTGCCACCTCTTTGTTGTGTAACAAGTGATTGAAACTTCATTCCTGTTCCAACAATATTTAATTGTGTAGTTCTTTTTACTTGCTTTGCATATGGGTTGTTTCTTATTAGTTCGCGAGATCTATCTCTTAATTTTCTTAAACTATTTCTTACTTCAGCATCAGGACTAAGTTGGCTGCTTAACCAATCAGAGTTTAATCTTGTAACAACTGCTCCTTGATAACCACGTTTTAGTTTGCCAAATGATCTTGGAAACAAAACCGCTAAAGTTCTTTGAAAGATATTCATTTGAACCTCACATACATAGCTCTAGGATTGCCTAGTCCATTAGCCATAGTTTCTGCTTGTTTCTCTAGTGCAACGATACCAGCATATTCTCCCTTTAACACTTGTAATTCAGTCATGTCATATTTTTTTGCTGTTCTTGTTCCTATTTTATATTCTTGTATTGCTCCACCTCTAATAATATTGTCTATTGCTGTTTTTATAAGGTCTAAAGTTTTTTCAGCATCACTTCTACCATCAAATGCTTTTGGATTGCTACCTGTATAAAAGAGTGATGGTAAAACTATAAATTGTCCTGTAGCAATTGTTTTGGTTTGAGTAGTTCCTGTTTTAGTAGCTATTGCTTGATAGAACCAATTTCCATCTAAAAATGTAGTTGTTACAGAAGCTGCAATACTATATTGAAATCCATCTCCATAAGCAGAACTAGAAACAGTTGCTCCAAACTTAGATTTATTTGTTCGTAAATAATATACAACTGTCCAATCTGGACTACTTATTGGATTACCAAAAGAGTCAGATGTTGCTGGGTCACGCCATTCAATTAAGTCGCCTGAACGAAATTTAGAGGGAAATACCACGTTTTTTTACCATTTAGACACGAAATTAGTCCTTTTAAGACTATTTTTACTTCTTGAGTCTAACTTAGCATCCTTTTTAGGGTCAGGAGGTTGTAATTTTCTTTCAAATTGATCAAAAATAGTTTTTCTATCATGTTTTTGTAATAATCTCTGAAAACTTGCATACGAATAGACCATTTCGTCTAAAGCTTCATTTCTAGCATTACTTTTCTTTACCCATTGTCTATCTTGATATCCATTCTTGTATTTTAAGACTTGTCTCTCAGCAGTAAGCTCTTCAAAATAATCAATACTAGTTTTTGGATAAAAATGTATATATCCTTGATTAATTTGAGCATCATTTAATTTATTATGTAAAGTCGTCTTGATAACATCTGTACCTACTAGAAATAATTCAACACCTTTTTTAAGTGCTTTACCTGAAAAATTGATATCTACCCATTTTGGTTTACCTAACATAGGTTTATCTTTTTGAGATGCACCTTTTATAGCCATAAGACCAAACTGTCTTCTTTCCCTAACGTACTGGTAAGTTTCGTGGGTAAAGTGACCGCCAGTATCTATAGCTGCACTTTCAATCTTCATTTCAATTCCATCTACATTTTTATATTTACTAAGCAAAACCTCATCCATCTGTTTCCATAATTCTGGCCTAGACGGAGATCCATAAATTACTTTCCTATCAATTAAATACATTTCTTCGTTTCTGCCGTATCCAATAACTGACATTGATAAACGATCATCTTGTACGTCACAGCCAAGAGTTAATATCAAAACTTCTTTTGGTGGTATTCCTTGCTCGTATGTTTCTGTTGAGGCTCGTTGTAATAATTCATCAGCATTAGCTTTTGTATGATATTCATCTTCGTAAACCTCTCCGCAAGTAGTATTGATAAAAGTTTTTAGCTGTTCTTGATCTTTCTTACTTTCTAAATATTCAGACATTAAGTTCGCCCATGTAGCATTTGGCGAGTATGAATATGCAGCCCAAATATGAAACCCAATATGTTTACCATTACTTGGTGCTGTAGATCGCCATTCTCCTCTTTCTACCATCCATCTTTTTTTACTATGTGGAATTAATTCACTACATGATTCACATTTGTATGCAGTTGTAGAAGGCTCGTCATCAAAACATTGAAAATTTTCCCATTTAAGATATTGCATATGTCCACATTTATAGCAAGGCACATAATATCTTCTTTGATCCGATAAAGAAAATAATTTTTCTATGCGACTAAAGTCTTTTACTGTTGGTGTAGATCCAGCTATTATTTTTCTGTTTGTAAAAAATTCAGTTCTTTTTATACCTAATTTAATTTGATCTCCTTCAGTACCAGCAGATGGTGGATATCCATCTGTTTCGTCAAACATAACAATACGCCGAGAAACCATACGAAAACCTCTTGGAGAGTTTGCACCAACCAAAGATAAAGTACCGCCGGGAAAATTCTTTTTAAGTAATGTGTTGTTTCCATCTTTTGCTTTAGGGTCAGACACTAAACCCTTTAAACATGGTGTATCTCTAAGCATGGGCGAAATTTCGTCCTTACTATAAGATTGACAGTCATCAAGAGTTGGTTGTACAAGCATCATTGGACATGGATCATTATGTATGTGATAAGCAATAATATGATTTAAAATTTTTGTATAACCAACCCTTGCAGATTTCATTACTGTAATTTGTTCAACGTGTGGATCAGTTACAGCATCCATTATTCCTTTTTGGTATGGCAATGTACGCCATTTCCCTCCCTCGGCAGAACTTTCTATGCTAAGTCGTGCATATTCGTCCGACCACGCACTAAGGCTTAACTTTTTAGGTGGTAAGAATGCTGAATATGCTTTTTTCTCTAAATCAAAAATATTTGTCATGCTAGTTGCCAATTATGTAAAAGTTCTAATTGATTAGATGGATACGGAGTTTGATTTAATACGTTTTGAATTTTATTAAGTCTTGCTTTTGAATAAAATGGTTGATCTTTATACCATTCAATCATGTTTTTACTTCTTTTATCTTGATTACATGAACGACAAGAAGGTACAATA